AAGGTTTTATCAGTTACCAAGTCAGATGTTAGTCTGGATATAGTTAATGAAACGTGTAAGTATCCAGATTTTTTAACTATGGCCAATGATGTATATGGTGACTCTTGTTTTTTCTTTGCAAGGAGAGAACAGTGTTATGCTAGACATTATTATGTTAGGGGAGGTGTAGTAGGTGATGCTATTCCTGATGGAGCTGTGAATCAAGATAAAAACTTTGTGCTACCTGCACAAAACACTCAGCAACAAAAAGATATAGCTAGTTCTATATATTTTCCAACTGTTAGTGGTTCCTTAGTAACTTCAGATGCTCAATTATTTAACAGACCATTTTGGTTACGCAGAGCACAAGGGCACAACAATGGAATATTGTGGGGAAATCAAATGTTTATTACTGTTGCAGATAATACAAGGAATACCAATTTTACTATAAGTGTGACATCTAATGGTACCCCCATAGCAGAATATGATTCCAAAAATATTAGAGAATTTTTAAGGCACGTAGAAGAATATCAGTTGTCCATGATATTGCAATTATGTAAAGTACCTTTAAAGGCAGAAGTTTTATCCCAGATAAATGCTATGAATTCAGGTATTTTGGAAGAGTGGCAGTTAGGTTTTGTACCTACACCAGACAACTCTGTACATGATATTTATAGATATATTGACTCAAAGGCAACAAAATGTCCCGATGCAGTGCCTGCAAAGGAAAAAGAAGATCCATTTGACAAATATACATTTTGGAACGTAGATTTAACAGAAAAATTATCTTTAGATTTAGATCAATTTCCTTTGGGAAGAAAATTCATATTTCAGGCAGGTTTACAACGTCGCCCTAAAGCTATTAAAACGTCTGTAAAGGTGTCCAGAGGTACCAAACGTAAACGTTCATGACCGATTTCGGTTTTCAATAAACAAATAAACCAATAAGGTATGTGAAGTATTTTTTTGACCATGTTCGTGACTAAACCATGTAGGTCATTGCCAACAACCGCACCCGTTTAATCAGATATAAAAAACACCTGGTGCGATTTTATCACCGCTTTTGGAAGCACCCGAGGCGCCCGCCACAACTGCTGCCAAGTACCTTGGCAGTACATTTTCTTGGAAGACAGCACCGATAACGGTAAGATCATATCTTGTACCGTAGGCGGTACTTTCTGATTGGTTTGGATGATAGTAGTTAACAACAATCTCTCTTTATAAATATATGTAACCGCCTGCGTTACCTTACTTGATCTACATACAATATGCTGACTTACCTTTTTAGAGAGCTATATGGATAGGCCAAAGCCTTATTCTGTGCAGGAGCTTGCAGATACTCTATGTATACCTTTAGTAGATATTTTACTGCCTTGTAGGTTTTGTCAGAGATTTCTTACATACATAGAATTGGTAAATTTTGATCGTAAATGTTTACAGCTAATTTGGACTGAAGAAGATTTTGTATTTGCTTGTTGTAGTAGTTGTGCTTTTGCTACAGCACAATTTGAATTTAATAGCTTTTATGAGCAATCAGTGTGTGGCTGGGAAATTGAGTCAATAGAGCGTAAGGCTGTTGGAGATATTATTATTCGTTGTAAGTTTTGTTTAAAAAAGTTAGATTTACTAGAAAAGTTAGATATATGTTATAGACAGCAACCATTTCATAAGGTGAGACGCAATTGGAAAGGATTGTGCAGACATTGTGGGGCGATAGAATGATTGGGAAAGAAGCTACTATACCAGATATAGTGCTTGAGCTGCAAGAGCTTGTCCAGCCCACTGACCTGCATTGCTACGAAGAGTTAAGTGAAGAAGAGACAGAGGAGGAGCCACGACTTATTCCTTACAAGATTGTAGCTCCGTGTTGCTTTTGTGATTCCAAGCTTCGACTAATAGTGGTTGCAACTCCATTTGGAATTCGCTCACAGGAAGAGCTACTATTTGAAGAAGTTAAGTTGGTGTGTCCAGGTTGTCGAGAGAAACTTCGCCATGGCTGACGACAAAGGTACAAAATATGATCCTAAAGAAGGCTGTAGTGATTGGTTTGTTCTAGAAGCAGAATGCTCTGATACTAGCTTAGATGGTGATTTGGAAAAGTTATTTGAAGAAGGTACAGACACTGATATTTCTGACTTAATAGATAATGAGGACACTATACAGGGGAACTCCCGCGAATTATTATGCCAGCAAGAAAGTGAGGAAAGCGAGCAACAGATACACTGGCTAAAACGAAAGTATATCAGTTCACAAGAGGTTTTGCAGCTTAGTCCTCGCCTGCAGTCTATATCTATTTCGCCACAGCATAAGTCTAAAAGGAGATTATTTGAACAAGACAGCGGACTAGAACTATCATTTAATGAAGCTCAAGATCTTACTCAGCAGACTGTGGAGGTACCGGCGACCAATTCAGGGCCGCCAGAACAGGGTGCCAAGGGACTGGGAATTGTTAAAGATCTGCTTAAATGTAGCAATGTAAAAGCAATGTTATTAGCCAAATTTAAAGACGCGTTTGGAGTGGGTTTTATGGAATTAACTAGGCAATATAAAAGCAACAAAACGTGTTGTAGAGACTGGGTTGTGACTGTTTATGCTGTTCAAGATGAATTGTTAGAAAGTTCCAAACAATTATTGATGAAACACTGTGCTTATATTTGGTTACATCAAATACCCCCTATGTGTTTATACTTACTGTGTTTTAATGTTGGAAAAAGTAGGGAAACGGTATTAAGGTTACTGATAAATATTTTACAAGTAGCAGATGTTCAGATACTAGCTGAACCGCCAAAACTCAGAAGTACGTTATCTGCTTTATTTTGGTATAAAGGTAGCATGAATCCAAATGTGTATGCTCATGGAGAATATCCTGAATGGATAATGACACAAACTATGATAAACCATCAAACAGCAGAAACTACTCAGTTTGACTTATCTACTATGGTACAATATGCATATGATAATGACTTGTCAGACGAAGCAGAAATTGCTTATCACTATGCCAAATTAGCAGATACAGATGCCAATGCTAGAGCATTTTTACAGCATAATAGTCAAGCAAGATTTGTAAAGGAGTGTGCAATAATGGTTAGACATTACAGACGGGGTGAAATGAAAGAAATGTCTATGTCAGCATGGATACATAGAAAATTACAGGTTGTAGAAGGAGAAGGACATTGGTCAGATATTGTAAAATTTGTAAGATATCAAAACATTAATTTTATAGAGTTCTTAAATGCATTTAAATCGTTTTTACACAATACACCAAAAAGAAGCTGTTTATTATTTTATGGGCCACCTGACACAGGAAAGTCTATGTTTACTATGTCTTTAATAAAGCTTATGAAGGGTAAGGTATTGTCCTTTGCAAATTATAAAAGTACATTTTGGCTTCAGCCTGTAGCAGATACAAAACTGGTATTAATAGATGATGTAACATATGTATGTTGGGATTATATAGAGCAATATTTACGAAATGCTTTAGATGGAAATACTGTGTGCTTAGATATGAAACACAGGGCGCCATGTCAAATTAAGTTTCCACCATTAATGCTAACCTCTAACATTGATATTATGAAAGAAGAAAAGTATAGATATTTACACAGTAGAATTAAGGCTTTTGCATTTCCACATAAGTTTCCTTTTGATAGTGATAACAAGCCTCAATTTAAACTTACTGACCAAAGCTGGAAATCTTTTTTTGAAAGGCTTTGGAGACAGTTAGAGCTCAGTGATCAAGAAGACGAGGGAGACGATGGATACACTCAGCGAACGTTTCAATGCACTACAAGAGAATCTAATGGACATTTATGAGTCAGGTCGAGACGACTTAGAGACTCAAATACTGCACTGGCAATATTTGAGACAGGAACAAGTGTTATTTTATTTTGCCAGAAAACATGGAGTTATGCGTTTAGGATATCAACCTGTACCCCCTTTAGCCACCAGTGAGGCTAAAGCCAAAGATGCTATTGGTATGGTGATATTATTACAAAGTTTACAAAAGTCACAATATGGCAATGAACCATGGACATTAACACAGACTAGTTTGGAGACTGTCAGAAGTCCACCTGCAAACTGCTTTAAAAAAGGCCCACAGAACATTGAAGTTATGTTTGATAATGATCCCGAAAATCTTATGGTATACACTACTTGGTCATACATTTATTATCAGACTGTAGAGGATACGTGGAGCAAAGTGGAGGGAAAAGTTGACTATTATGGTGCCTATTACTTGGAAGGACCTCTTAAAGTATATTACATTGAATTTGAAGTTGATGCTGCCAGGTTTGGCAAAACTGGAGTCTGGGAAGTACATGTTAATGAGGACACTATCTTTGCTCCTGTTACTAGCTCTTCGCCGGCAGCTGGAGAAGGGGCAGCAACCTCCATCGACTCCGCATCCCTCTCGCCGGCCAACAGACAGCCCCCTACCACCGCCGTGTCCACCAGAAAACGGACACCACCACGAACCGAAAGCAGACGATACAAACGAAAAGCATCTAGCCCTACAGCCACCACCACCCGGAGGCAAAAGAGACAAGGACAAAGACAAGAAGACACAGCGAGGCGATCAAGGTCCACCTCAAGGGGGAGACAAGGAATCTCCAGGGGAGGGGACCAACGCAGACGGCGACGATCCCGAGAAACCTCCATCTCCCCCGAGCGGGGAAGGGGAGGGAGAAGTAGAAGGGGGCCCACAACAAGGTCCCAGTCAAGGTCCCTCTCAAGATCCCAATCCCGATCCAAATCGCGATCGAGAGGGTCTTCTCCAGGGGGTGGCGTTTCGCCTGCAGACGTGGGAAGCTCAGTTCGATCACTTGGTAGAAAACATACTGGGCGACTTGAAAGATTACTGGAGGAGGCTAGGGACCCCCCAGTAATTGTGCTGCGTGGAGAGGCTAACAAATTAAAATGCTTTCGCTTTAGAGCAAAGAAGAAGTATAAGGACTTAGTTAAATATTACAGCACCACATGGTCCTGGGTAGGGGGCACAACTAATGACAGAATTGGACGCTCACGAATGTTACTTGCATTTGCTTCAAATACTGAAAGAGAGCTTTTCATAAAACTAATGAAATTGCCACCAGGTGTTGATTGGTCACTAGGCTCTTTAGATGATTTATAGTTATTGTGCTTTAACAAACTAACAAACTAACAACACTGCTTTGCTACTAACACATACTAACATTTCCATGGCCCGTGCACGTAGAGTTAAACGTGCTTCTGTAACTGACATCTACAGGGGCTGCAAGCAAGCTGGAACTTGCCCCCCTGATGTAATCAATAAAGTGGAACAAAAAACCATTGCAGATCAAATTTTAAAATATGGTAGTGCTGCTGTATTTTTTGGTGGGCTGGGTATAAGTACAGGCCGTGGTTCAGGTGGTGCAACAGGATATATTCCTTTAGGTGAAGGCCCAGGTGTGCGCGTAGGAAGCACCCCTACTATAGTTCGCCCTGGGGTCACACCTGAACTTATTGGCCCAGCGGATGTAATACCAATTGACACAGTCACACCAATTGACCCCGCAGCACCTAGTATTGTCACAATAACTGACAGCAGTGCTATTGACCTTTTACCTGAATTAGAAACAATTGCAGAAATACACCCTGTCCCAACAGATGCTGTGGATATTGATACTCCTGTTGTTACAGGAGGTCGGGATTCCAGCGCTATTTTGGAGGTTGCTGATCCCAGCCCTCCTGCACGAACAAGGGTGTCTCGTACACAATACCACAATCCATCTTTTCAAATCATTACTGAGTCCACACCCATATCTGGTGAATCTGCATTAGCAGATCATGTTATTGTTTTTGAAGGCTCTGGAGGCCAAAATATAGGAGGTTCTCGCAACCTGGACATAGAAACAGCACAAGAAAGTTTTGAAATGCAACCTTGGCCTAGTAGATACAGTTTTGAAATTGAAGAGGCCACACCTCCTAGATCTAGTACTCCAGTTCAAAGAGCAGTACAATCTTTGTCTAGTCTTAGAAGAGCTTTGTATAATAGAAGATTGACTGAACAAGTAGCTGTAACAGATCCTTTGTTTTTAGGAAGGCCATCACGCTTGGTACAATTTCAATTTGATAATCCTACGTTTGAGGAAGAGGTTACACAAACATTTGAGAGAGATGTGGAAACATTTGAAGAGCCTCCTGACAGACAGTTTTTAGATGTAGTTCGGTTGGGTAGGCCAACATATTCTGAAACCCCTCAAGGTTATGTACGTGTGAGTAGACTTGGGAGAAGAGCTACTATAAGAACCAGAAGCGGTGCACAGGTTGGTGCTCAGGTACACTTTTACAGAGATATAAGTACAATAGATTCTGATGCATTGGAAATGCAATTATTAGGAGAGCATTCAGGAGATAGTACCATTATACAAGGTCCTATAGAAAGTTCCTTTATAGATATAAATATTGATGAGCCTGAACCCCTGAATGTAGGGTTGCAGGAGACTACTGAAGCAGATGATATAGATTATAATTCTGCTGATTTGTTGTTAGAGGATAATATTGAAGATTTTAGTGGCTCTCAATTAGTATTTGGCAATGCCAGGCGCAGCACAACAACATATACAGTACCTAGGTTTGAAACACCTAGAAACACTGGATTTTACATACAGGATGTGCAGGGATATAATGTAGCGTATCCAGAATCCCGCGACACAAAAGAGATAATTTTACCACATCCAGACACACCAACTGTAGTTATTAACTTTGAGGAAGCAGGTGGAGACTATTATTTACACCCCAGCTTAAAAACACGTAAAAGAAAACGCAAATATTTGTAATTGTTTTACAGATGACTATGTGGCGTCCGACGACGGGTAAAGTATATTTGCCACCAACACCACCTGTAGCCCGTGTACAAAGCACCGATGAGTATGTGGAGAGAACCAATGTCTTTTACCATGCAATGAGTGACCGCCTGCTGCTTGTGGGCCATCCATATTTTGATGTTAGATCTGTTGCTGGAAATGCAATAGATGTTCCCAAGGTTTCTGGAAATCAATATAGAGCATTTAGGGTCCGATTTCCAGATCCAAATAGATTTGCATTAGCGGATATGTCTGTTTATAATCCTGAAAAGGAAAGATTAGTTTGGGCCTGTGCAGGCTTAGAAATAGGAAGAGGACAACCATTAGGTGTAGGTACAGCAGGCCATCCACTATTCAATAAAGTTAGAGATACAGAAAATAATAGTGGCTATCAAGGTACGTCTACGGATGACAGACAAAATACATCATTTGATCCAAAACAAGTTCAAATGTTTGTAGTAGGATGTGCTCCTTGTTTGGGAGAACATTGGGATCAAGCTCCTGTCTGTGACTCAGAGAAAAATAACCAAACTGGAAAATGCCCTCCATTAGAACTGAGAAACACAGTAATAGAAGATGGAGATATGATTGATATAGGCTTTGGCAATATAAACAACAAGGTTTTATCAGTTACCAAGTCAGATGTTAGTCTGGATATAGTTAATGAAACGTGTAAGTATCCAGATTTTTTAACTATGGCCAATGATGTATATGGTGACTCTTGTTTTTTCTTTGCAAGGAGAGAACAGTGTTATGCT